AAAAAACCCTGATAATGATAATGATAATGATAATGATAATGATATAAATATATATAATGTCGGGTTTGCCCCCGACGCTTCATAAAAAAAATAAAAAAAGTTATAAAAAACTATTGCAATTATACGTTACATATGGTATAATGTATTCAGAAGTTAAGAAAAGCAACCATTTAGGAGGTAACGATATGAGATTTAGCATGAACAAATCACTTGGAATGTACAAGGGCTTTGAACTTGTAAAAACAGGAAAATCAAGCATTCAGTTTTACAAAGATGGGAAATTAGTTGGTTATGCACAGAACCAGAAACAGGTTAAGACATTTATAGACCAGCGATATGTTTAAGGAGGTACACATGATACAAGAAAAACTTTTGGTGCATGAACTCCAGCAGTTACAGGCAACGTTCAAACTTAGTGATAAATCAGACGCAATGATAGCACAGGGAAAGAGAATGGCAGAAATCAGAAAAGAATTGGGACTTGTTACAAGACCGAGAAAAAATTATGTTAAAGCAAAGGTTGTAAACAGATAGGAGATACACATGAACAGGTTTGAAGTTGGTTGCAGATATGGCACATGGGATAGCGCGGTGCCGCCAGTATTGGTTATCAAGCGAACAGAACACATGGCAACAGTACAAGATGAACTCGGCGTGGTATGGCGCATGAAGATTAAGCAACATGAAACAGGCGAATACATGACAGATAGCAGTGTGCCGCATGATTGGCGCGAGTGTTATACATACGATACAAGGTTTAAGGAGGTTTAAACATGAAGTTTTCAAAATGGAATAACCCAAGCAAGCGACGTTACAAAAAGCACTATGACAAGACGGAAGCAGACATAATAGCCAGCAAGCGAATGTTAGACGACAGGGCGCGCGGCGTAGAAATGCCGTTGGAAACATACGAATACATCAGCGACAAGTTACAAGGCAAGGAGGTGTAAAGGTGAGCAGATATGTTTATTTTCAACCGAACAAAAAAGACCTAAAAGACAAGACTGGCGATTGCCAAATAAGGGCATTTTGCAAAGTGTTAAACATTGATTGGCTGGCGGCGTTTGATTTAACAATACCGATATGTAGGGAATTGCAAACGTACACGATTTTTGATTGTGACCTTGAAAAGACAAAGGACGCCATGAAAAAGTTGGGATTTGAGTATACAGGAATTTCAAACAAAAAAGGAAGTAAGCGCCCAACAGTAGAATCATTTGCAAAGGAACATACCAGCGGGCGTTATATAGTAAGTGTGGCTCATCATGTGGTGGCTGTGGTAGATGGTAAATACTACGATACATGGGATAGTGGGAGTAAAAGCCTATACGGGTATTACGAATATAAAGGATAACAGGGTAAAAGCCCTGTTATTTTTTTGCAATAAAATAAAAAATATTATAAAAAACTATTGCAATTATACGTTGCTTGTAGTATAATGTAATCAGAAAATAACAAACGGAGGTACACATTATGAAGTTTGAAAAGCAGTATTTCGGAGATAGAAGCAACCCGCGAATTGCATATGTAAACGGCGAATATAGGATTGTAAAATCACAGAACAAGAATATATGGACAGGCCGTACAATGAGCGAACAGGTTTGGAACATTTTCAAGAATGGCGAAAAGGTTGATTTCGCGCTTACATTGAAAGAAGCAAAGGCAATAGTTGAAAACATGTAAGGAGATAAACACTATGAAAGAAAGAATATTTACAGTATTTTTTGACACAGATGAGGCTCCTCAGGACTTTAGCACATATAAAGCCGCCAAAGAATACGCTGAGGAAAGAGTTAAAGAAGGATACGCTAATACTTACGACATAGAAGAAGCATAGGGGGTGAAAAACGATGTATGTATACGGAATGAGGATTAGAGGTTTTTCTATAGGTTGCCAGCCAATGAACGGGCTGGTAGACCATGAGGAAGACGTTACAGGTAAATATTGGGATATACTGATATATGACCGCGAACTAACCGCGGAAGAATGCAAACACTACAGTTTGGACTATATACCAACGGCGGAAAAGTAAAAAATAATATAAAAAAGTATTGTATTTATACGCCGCAAGGGGTATAATAAAGGAGGCTCAAATGTTAAAAATTGAAAACCAGTGTTGCGATTGCGGATTACCTTGTGAGGGTGATTCTTGCAGATATAGGAACGTGCCTGTTTTTTACTGTGACGAGTGCAAAATGGATTGTGGCGATGAAGTTTTCGACGTGGACGGGGACGTGCTTTGTGAGGATTGTTTGAAAAAGCGATTTGCAGTTGATACGGAAAACTGGGAAAAGTACAAATGAGGGGCAAAAAGCCCCTCGAAAGGAGGGTAAAATGAACACAGCAGAAAAGGATAGACTTATACAGGCCATTGATGACCATATAGCCTTATTGCACAAAACAGCGCCCAACGAGATGTATGAAATGGGCGAAAGACATATACGCGATGTAGTTATACGAATGATAGGCTGGGAGGGTGACAATGAAAAAGCTGATTGACGCTAATAAACTGAGGGATTTGTTTTATTATGGCATAGGCGATAAGCCGATATTAAGCACAGCGGACGAAGACGCTATGGTGATACAGATTATCAATGACCAGCCAGCGATAGAAGTTCCGCGCTGGATAAGTGTTAATGAACAGCTCCCGCCGTTAAAGAAACATGTATTGTTGGCTTGTTATGGGCGCGTAGTATATGGGCGTTTGGAAGACCCGACAGGGAACGATGGTTATCCGATATTTAGGATATGCGACAATGTAAGCGAGAACAGGCCAGTGGTAAAAGAAACTACAGAACACAGTAGATTTACAAAGGGCAGAATCACAGCATGGATGGATTTACCAGCGTGTGAGGAATAGGGGGCATACATGAAAAAGATTGTTGTTTGCGTGCTGGTGTTGGCTCTGATAATGATACAGACATATAAAGTACAAGCCGCTCCGAGAAAAGACTATTATGTGCCGTGGATTTCAGAAAAATTTGGCGCGGAAGTGTATTTATCACAAGATGATTTTAAACTGCTTTGTCATACTGTATTTTGTGAAGCTGGAAATCAAAGCATGGAAGCACAAAGGCTTTGTGCAGTGACGATATTAAACAGAATCGGCGACAAAAGTTTTCCAAACAGCATGAAAGGCGTAGTATATCAAGGCAACGGAAAACAATTTAATGTGGTGCTTTGGGCTGGATTTCCCGAGGCATATCCATACACAGAACAGGTCGAAGAAGCATGTTATTTGGCGATTGCCATGTATCCGATAGAACCAGCGAACATGCTATTTTTCAGAAGCGGACATTATTTTAGCGAATATACAGCATATACCAGCGACGGCGATATGTATTTTAGCGTAAAGGAGTGATTGAATGAACAGGAAACTATTAAAAGCAAAGGTTAAAGAGCTTACAGGCGACAGGGCGTTAATCCCACAGATAGCGCGTGTGTGTGAAGTGTCAGAGCCGACAGTGCATAACTGGTTATCGGGCAAGACTAAAATGCCAATTGACGCTATCCCACAGATACAGCGTGCTTTTGACTTTAGCGACGATGAAATATTGGATATATTTGTGAGGGATTATGAACGATGATTGAAATGGAAACATTTAAAAGCCGCGAAAAATGGTTGGCGGCGCGTATGAGATATATCGGAGGTTCGGACGCTTCGGTGATAATGGGCGATAACCCGTGGAAAAACAACGTGACATTGTATCACGAAAAGACAGGTAACAAAGAATCAGACGACTTATCGGGAAACGAACTTGTGGCATATGGCACAAACGCCGAGAAATACCAGCGCGAACTGTTTAAACTGGACTATCCCGATTTAGAGGTTGAATACGAAGACAATAACATGTGGGTTAATTCAGACTATCCTTTTGCACACGCAAGCCTTGACGGGTGGTTTATTGATAAAGACGACAATTTCGGCATATTTGAAAACAAAACAGCCACGATAATGAGCGCGGCACAAGCTGGAAAATGGAAAGGTGATAATTTCCCTCGTTATTACTATTGGCAGATACTACACTACATGATGGTTACAAATGCACAATATGCCATTTTACGCGCCCAGTTAAAGGAAAGCAATACAGCAGAAGTACAGGCAATGATTAAGCACTACAGAATCAACAGGGCGGACGTTGAGGTTGACATGCTTAAACTGATGAAAGCGGAAAAAGAGTTTTTCCAGTGTATCATAGATGGACGCGAGCCAGCGTTAAAACTTCCAATGTAAATAAAAAAACTTATAAAAAACTATTGCAAATATACGTTTAAAAGGGTATAATATATTCGTAGGGAAAAACTTTTACAGATGGAGGTAAACATGAACGAGTTAAAAGTAGTACAGGAACTCGGACGCATTTCATTTAACTTTGATGAATTGCGGACAGAAATCCAAGCACTGGCGGACGAATATACTAACGTAGTGTATACAGACGCCGTTATATCCGAAGCAAAGGAGGACAGGGCGAAATTAAACAAATTAAAGACAGCGTTAAACGACGAGCGTAAAAGACGCGAAAAGGAATTTATGACGCCTTTTAATGAGTTTAAAGCCAATGTTAATGATTTAATCGCTATCATTGATAAGCCTATAGCGATGATTGACGAACAGGTGAAAGGCTACGAAGCCCAAAAGAAGCAGTTAAAAGCAGACGAGATAAGGGCATGTTTTGACAACATTGAAAAACCCGAATTTTTGAGGTTAGAGCAAATTTGGAATGAAAAATGGCTCAATGCTTCGGTATCAATGAAAAGCGTAGGGGCAGAAATTGAAGCGACAATCAAAAGGATTGAAACCGAGATTGTAACGCTGGCAAGTTTGGAATTTGCCTTTGAAGCAACAGAGGTATATAAACAGACGCTTGATATAACAAAGGCATTAACCGAAGGGCAAAGGCTGTTAGATTTGCAGAAGCGCAAGGAGGAAGCACAGCGCGTAGATAATACCCCTGTAACGCACACAGAAGCCCATACAGCCGTTGAACGCGAACAGGCGGAGGATTTTATACCATGTTTTGAAGACGTGACAGATTTGCTTATACAGTGTCCTAAAAGCAAATTACAGTTTGTTGTTAACTTTTTAGAAAATGAAGGTTGCATAGTTAAGGAGGTTGCAGAGTGAATATTTACGAAGCGATAAATAACGCCATGAACGAGATTGGCGCAATTGGAAAGACAAGCAAGAACGCACAACAGGGGTTTATGTTTAGAGGAATTGACGCGGTAATGAACGCCATACAGCCAGCGCTGATAAATAACAAGATTTTCATTGTGCCCGAAGTATTGGAGCAGACACGCGAGGAAAGAACCACAGCAAAAGGCGGATTGCTTATATACTCGATTTGTAAGATTAAGTATACATTTTATGCCGAGGACGGAAGCAGTATATCAGCAACAGTAATAGGCGAAGGCATGGACAGTGGCGATAAGGCAACAAATAAAGCGCTTTCAATTGGTTTTAAATATGCCTGTTTCCAAGTTTTCTGTATACCGACAGAAGAAATGAAAGACCCCGACGCAGAATGTCACGAAGTAGCGCCAAAGCCAGTAGATGGAAAGATAAGCGAAGCAGATGTTAAAGACCTTGTTAAACAGGCAAATGAAAGAGGAATCAGCATTGAAGCTATTTGTACACTGTACAAAGTAAAGAGTTTCAAAGACTTTACGGAAAAGCAGATGGCAAACCTTGTAATGAACTGGGATAAGGTCAAGGAGCGTTTAAATGCAGATAAAGGCGAAACTAAATGATATAGGCCGTGCGGAGAGTGGACGTTATTTAATAAGCCTTGAAATGATAGAGGGTAACATCGGCGAGTTTGAAAAGTACAAAGACAAAGAACTCGCCGTTGACCTCAAACAATGGCGAAATAAACGTAGTTTAAACGCAAACGCGCTTTTATGGGCTTGTATCGGACAGATAGCAGAAGCAATCCCAGCCGCGGATAAATGGGATATATATATACGCCTTTTGCGAAGATATGGACAATTCTGTTATGTAGAAATGCCAGCCGAAGCACTCCCGAGGTTTAAAGAAATTTACAGGGAGTGCGAAGTAGTAGGGAGCAGATATACCGATGGCGGCGATATATTGAACGTGCTTTGTTACTACGGGAGCAGTACATATAACACAAAAGAATTTAGCTTATTACTTGACGGCGTGATTGAAGAAATGCGCGAAATGGAACTTGAAACGCCGACAAGTGCAGACGTACAGGCGGCGTTGGATTTATGGGAGACAGAACATGACAAAATCAATAATCCAAGCTGATATGAATGTGTGCTTTATATGTGGCGGGCGTGCTTCAGAACGACATCACGCGCTATATGGCAAGTTCAGACGTAAATGTGAAATGTTCGGCCTTGTGGTTGGATTGTGTCCAGCGTGCCACAGGGGAACAAAAGGCGTACACGGACGCGACGGGGCAAAAGTGAACTTATTTATCAAAAAGGCGGCACAAAGGGCGTTCGAGCGTGAATATTCACACGAAACATTCATGGCAGAATTTGGCAAAAATTACTTATAGGAGGTAAAAATGAACGTAACAATATTGATTGGTAGATTGATAGCTGACCCGACAATCAGATATTCGCAGACGGGGACAGCGTTTGGCTCGTTTACATTGGCAGTAGACAGGCGTAAAAAGGAAGGCGAACAGCAAGCAGACTTTATATCATGCAAAGTGATAGGCAAAAACGCCGAGTTTGCTGAAAAATATCTGAAAAAGGGTATTAAAATCGGAATCCGTGGGAGCATACAGACAGGAAACTACACAAACAAAGACGGACAAAAGGTTTATACAACAGATGTTTTAATCGACAACATGGAATTTTGCGAAAAGAAATCGGACACAGTGTCGGATAATGTACAGAGTGACGGGTTTATGAATGTTCCCGATGGGTTAGAAGATGAATTACCTTTCGTATAACAAGTATCACAACAGAAAAGTGACTTATAACGGCTTGACTTTTGACAGTAAAAGAGAAGCAAGCCGTTATAAAGAACTGCGTATAATGGAAAAGGCGGGAATGATAAGCGACCTACAAAGACAAGTAGAATTTGTGCTTATACCAGCCCAGCGCGAACCCGATACCATTGGAAAGCGCGGAGGAATACATAAAGGCAAGACACTGGAACAAAAATGCTCATATGTAGCCGATTTTGTTTATATGCGCGATGGCGTGCAAGTGGTGGAAGACACAAAAGGAATGAGGACAGCGGATTATATCATAAAGCGAAAGTTAATGCTATATGTGCATGGCATAAGAATACACGAATTATAAAAAAAGTTATAAAAAACTATTGCAAATATACGTCGTATAGGGTATAATATGTTCACAGGGTATTTATAGAACATAGGAGGTATCTATATGACAAACGCGCAGATAGTTTTAATGGAAAGTATCAAACTTATGGAAGACGGAGTTATAAAAGGCACAGGCCAGTTTATTGAAGTTGAAAACGATAACGGCGAAAAGAAAATGCTGGAACTTCCCGAAGCCATACACACATTCGCAAGCTGGAAAGCACGCGGAAGACAGGTTAAAAAGGGCGAACATGCAATTGCACAGATTGTCATTTGGAAACAGGGCAAAGGCAAAAAGGACGAGAAAACAGGCGAAGAAGAAAACGGGCGTATGTTTATGAAAAAAGCCTTTTTCTTTACCGAAGCACAGACCGAAGCTATAAAGTAGGAGGGAAGCCGCCTCGAAAGGGGCGGCGCTTACAATGAAAAATACATTTATCATTTATACAGATTGGTATAAGCAATTGAAGATATTAACAATGGAACAACGCGGAGTGCTGTTTACAGCTATGATGTGTTATCAGATGGGTGTAGAAATGCCCGAAATGGACGGCGTTGTGAATATGGCTTTTCGGTTTATATGTGCTGATATGGAACGGAACAATGCCAAATATGAGCAGATATGCGAGAAAAGGCGCGCGGCTGGGTTAAAAGGTGGCAGACCGAAAAAGGAAGAAGAACGCAAGGCGGAAATCGTTGAAGCCATAAACCAAATAAAAGCAAACGAAAGCAAAGAAAAGCAAAAAAAGCAAATGGTTTTTGAGGAAAGCAAAAAAACCAATATACCATATGCAGAAATCATTGATTATTTGAACGACGCTTGCGGTACAAAGTATACAACAAAAGCAAAGGCGACACAGCGGTTAATAAAGGCGCGATTTAACGAGGGATATACATTAGACGATTTCAAGCACGTTATTGATACAAAGGCGGCTGAATGGTTGGGTGACGCAAAGATGAATCAGTATCTACGCCCCGAAACGCTGTTTGGAACTAAATTTGAAAGCTATTTAAACGCAAAGCAGATAAAAGGAACAAGCGCGGCAAGTAAAGAGCAAAGTTATCTTGAAGAATGGGCGAATGTATAGGAGGGGAACATGAAAACACAAGCACAGGCGATAAGAGAATATTTAATTGCTGGAGGGACATTAACCAGCATGGAAGCATACGAGCGTTTTGGCTGTACGCGTTTAGCGGTTTATATTTATGAAATGAGGAAAAAAGGCTTTAAGATTGTTAAGACGTGGAGATATGGAAAAAATCGTTACGGCAGACAGACACGATATGCCGCGTACGGGATAGGAGAAAAAGAATGACACGCGACGAAGTAAAGCAGATACTTATAATCATTGAAATAGCATTCCCGAACTTTGTTGTGCCTGTAGAAAAAAAGAAAGCTATGGTTAATCTATGGGAAAGACAGTTAGGCGCTTATGATTATAAGGTCGTAGAAGAAGCAGTAGATACGTTTATAAACACAAGCGGGAGCGCGTTTGCTCCGAGTTTGCCGCAGATAATAGAAATGTTACACAAACCGACGGAACTGGCAGTATTGACCGAGGGCGAAGCATGGGCGATGGTTAGTAGGGCGTTAAGAAACAGCGCATATCATAGTCAAGAAGAGTTTGACAAACTGCCAGCGGACATACAAAAGGCTGTAGGCGCTCCGTCAATGCTTTACGCATGGGCGACAGACGACGGATATAATGAAAGCGTTGTTATGTCAAACTTCCAGCGCGCTTATAATGTCGTTGTAGAACGTAGACTTGAAGAAGCGCGTATGCCACAGGTGATAAAAGACCGCATAGAACAGATTAAGGTCAAAATGATAGAAGAAAAATAAAAAAAGTTATAAAAAACTATTGCAATTATACGCAAAGTATGTTATAGTATAACCATAATAAATAATGACTTACAACAAAGGCGGAGCGTTAGCAAGCGAGCCAAGCGCCGAGGGTTAACGCAGAAACAGGAAAGTAAGCAAAGGCACAGAGTAAGCATTTTTTAGGAGGTATACTATGATAGAGGTAAGATTAACAGGACGCACTTATAGCATTAAGGACACACTCAAAGAGAACGGCTTCAGATGGAACCCAGCAACAAAGGCATGGAGCAAGGCATATGAAGACAGCGACAAGGAATATTGTGAAAACCTTGCAAAAGCATGGACAGGCGATGGCGTTTTTGTAACAGTAAACACAAAGGCCAGCACAGACGAGCGTAAGTACATGGTAAAAGAAGACTGGATTTTCAACCTTGAATCAATGCACGACAAACTTTGGGTTATCGAGAACGACTTACAGGAAGGCAGATTACAGTTTCCGTTTGAAGTAGCTGGCAAGCAGATAAAGAACTACGATGATTTGGAAGACCTCAGACAGGAATCATACAACCTTGAATGGGTTGCAAAGAGCCGCAAGGTAACAGGCAAGGAATATGGAAGAATACGCGCGATAGTTTGCTGGCGTGTGGTTGCAAGATATAACGCTTGTATGGCGGCTGGCATGAGCGAAGCAGACGCTGGTAGATGTTTTGAGGAAATATAAGGAGGAAGCATGGAAAACAAATTAGATGTTGTGAAACGGATAATAAAGTCAAATCGTGTAGAAGCAAATAGCGGTATTTATTTTACCACGAACACAGCTGGCGACGTAGTGACTACGCTTTATAAAGATAAAGACATTGATATTGAGATTTGTTATGAATGCGGCTATTTTGAAGTGTATGGATTAAACAAATCGGAACAAGAGGAAATAGAGCGGTTTTATAAATCAATGCTGACAATTGCGGAAGCTGTTAATAAACTGACACATAGCAAAGAATTACTGGAAAATACGCTGGCTGGGTACGAAGCAAAACCCGCGTTTGATATGGCGATAAAATCCCTTGAAGCATGGGAGCAGATTATAATTGAAATTAAAGACGTAAAAGCACAGGAATTTAAGAGAGCAGACAGAAGTGATTTTGCGCTGGCTGAATGTTATGGTTATCAGACGTCGTTAGACATTATTAAAAAGCATTTGGGGGATATTTGGTGATGTTTATTAAAGATATACAAACAGGAAAAGTTAGGAAATACGGCACAAATCCACATGATAGCTTGCTTATATCGGAAGACGGAAAGACATTGTCTTATTTGAACTTGCAATTTAACGAGGGCAGTTTATACGGGGATTTTTGCTTTGTGACAGATGAAAAAGGGTTAACGCCCAGCGAAGATGAAAGCATAAAAGAATGCGGCGAAGCGTACTTTAATATCGGTGGATTTGGTACAGAATACTTTCCGCCGTGTGTTGATTGTAATACCAAAATGGACGAAATAAGAAAAGCCTTCGACAAAATTAGGTCACAAGAGCCTTGCGAGGACGAAATAAGTAGGGAAGCAGTCATAGAAGCATTAAGGAATAGAACAAGCGAAAGTATTATAGAATGTATAAACGCTATTCCGTCTGTGAGGGTGAAACAATGAGCCTAAACGAAAAATTAGAAAAAGCACGAAACACAGCTCCAACAGATTGGCTGACAGAGGGCATGACTAATGGTGATGTGATAGAAGCGTTGTTCCCAAAGTTGGAGAAAATGGAAATATCTGAGGATATTATATCTGTGCATTTTCCAAGTAACGGAGCATGGGTGCATTTTGAATCATATTGGTGGAACGCTCCGTACAAGCCACAAGAGGGGGTGGAAGAAGATTGAGTGAAAGACTTGAAATCAGACCAATATCCTTACACGAAGCTAATGATTTTGTAAAAGAATATCATCGGCACAATATCCCTACAGTTGGCGGTAAATTTGCGATTGCTTGTTATTACGCTGATGTACTTGTGGGAGTGGCTATATGTGGTAGACCTATTTCGAGATATTTAGATGATGGAAAGACTTTGGAGATATATAGGAATTGCACAAATGGAACAAGAAACGCCTGTAGTAAATTATATTCCGCTTCTTGCAGAGTGGCTTTTTCCATGGGATATGAAAGAGTAATCACATATACATTAGCAAGTGAAAATGGGGCAAGCCTTAAAGCGTCCGCATTTACAGATTGTGGAGAATGCGGCGGCAAAGAGTGGACAGGCAAACGAAAGCGCAATTATGATGTTGCTCCAAAAGAAATGAAACATAGATGGATTCGCACAACAATTAAAGAGGGGGTGGAAGAATGAACAGAGAAGAAGCAATGAAGGCAATAGAAAATTTTCAAGATGAATATGATTCAAATGGTAGCGGGCATCTTGATGAAGCCCTTGACTTTGCAATCTCCGACATGAAACGAGTAGAGAAACTAGAAACAAAGATAATAATAATTGATGGACTTAAAGCCGAAAACAAAAGGCTTAAAGAGGATTTGAGCAGATGGCAAGAGGGCGAATATAATCATTGTGATTTATGTTGTTCAACTAGCCGTTATGAGCTTAAACGTCTTTATGAGGGCATTGAAAAGGTTAAGGCAGAGATAAACGAAGCTATTGACACTTGCCCTATAACATTAAGCAAGGATATGGCAGATAAAGTGTTGAAAAATGCTGTTACTGACATCATCAACAAATACTTGGGTGAGGTAGGTGATAAGTAATGAAAGATGAAAGAGCGACTGAAATCCTTAGAGCGGTATTCTATGCAAACTTTGGTTATATGCCTGATTGCGAAAAAAGCGAAGATGCTTTTTATGTCGGCAGAATGGTTGGGATAATGCAGAAAACACTTGAGATTGAGTTGGAGAAAGAGATTGAGGTGGGTGAGAATGAATGAAAGAACAATGGCAAGAGCTAAAAGAAACTATCACCGAAATGCGTGATAATGATGGTACAAGCACTCAACAAGAAGTATGTAGGTTTTTGGTTAATTATATGAATATACTTGAAAAGCAGATGCAAGAGCCAAGGTGGATTCCTGTTACCGAGAGGTTGCCCGAAGAAAATAAGACTGTGATAGCTTCCACAAAAGATGGTGTTTATCCCGAAACAAGGTATTCAAAAGAATATGGTTGGGAATGGGCTTTTGAGGCTGGTACAGACTATTGGGTAGACCTTGAAGATGTAACAGCATGGATGCCATTACCCGAACCATATGAGCCACAGGAAAGTGAGGAGTAAATATGGCAGATATAGAGTTAATAGTTAAAATACCCGAAAACTATATTCTGGCAAATATACAGAATGGAAGTATTGCAAGCCAAATGGTTCTTAAAGCGGTAAGAAACGGCAAGCCACTTGAAAAGCATGATGAAGAAGTTATTAAAGAAACCGTTGAAAGTATTTGGGGCAAACCACCGTACAATGAGGTGCTTGACAAGATAAGAGCTGAGATAGATGGTGCAAAACTACCTAAAAATCGAATGAGTTTCTTTAGAGATGGCATAAATTGTGCTTTAGAGATTATCGACAAGTACAGAACAGAAAGTGAGGAATAAGGAATGAAACTTGTAATTGACATAACCGAGCATAACAAATCTGTAATTGATAGGTTTGTTGATGGTGAGGGATTTGAAATTTTACCAGCACCGATTGTTGATGATGTTGTAAGAGCGATAAGGAACGGCAAGCCTACAGTACATGGAAAGTGGATTTCCCGTCAAAAGTTATTTAACCATAGTATGGCAGAATGTGACCAATGCCACAAAGCAACAGAAGGAATAAAGCTTGATTATGAATACGATGTATACAAATTTCCTAACTACTGTCCTAACTGTGGTGCAAGTATGAGAGGTGGAAAAGATGATAAATAAGTCATTTGTATTGGCATATGCGTCTGTATGGTTTAGTACGGCGCTGGCTGTTTGCGTTGGATTATACTTTACAAGGGACGTAAGATGTTTATTTTTTTTGTTGATTCCTGTACTGGTAAGCGTCCACACCGAAGAGGAAGAACAATGACACGGATAGAAGCAATAGAACAGTTAAATATGATTCTTGATGAAATTACGGAATCGGAGGACGCTGTTTGTTATGTTACGGATTGTTTTGAAGACGCAATTCGTATGGCTATAACGGACATGAGATTAGTTGAAGGATTTGCAAATGCAAGCCCGTGGAGGGATAAATGAACGTAGACGGCATGAAAACAAAGGAAATATACGAGGTGGCGTGTGCCATGCACAGAAGCGTTAAGCGGGATATATTTCTTAATAATGCGGAGTATAAATGGAAAATCGGTGCGTTGGCGGGAACGGCATTAACGAATATGGTATTGCCTAAAGTCGTTGTTAAACAGGACGAAGTAATGACACTTTTCGGACTTCCAATGGACATTGATTTCGTTAATCCGTACAAGCTGGAATTATGGAAAAAGGTTAAGGATATATAATGGGCGTTATAATTGATTTTGACGAGAATATACCGCATACTGTGTCAGAAGTTATCTGTGTAAAATGTGGGTTTAGGTGGATAAGCGTTAGGCCAAGCAGTGTTCTATTAAAAAAACTTGAATGTAAAAACTGCGGAACTGGGTACGTTATAGAAACAGGACAGGAGTTTGATTATGAAGAATAAAGGGCGTTGGACGATTAGTATTTCAAAATTTGATGAAGAAGGCTATTGTTTGAAAAGGTACTATCATAACTATGTGCCTGAATGGGCGGCGTTGTTATTAGAAAAGATTATACTTAAAATACCAAGGAGGGTTAAATGAGGTTAGAATTTGTAATTGGTTATGCTTTAATGTTGATGGTTATATGGATTATATTTATACGGAGGAACAAAAACGATGAAATGTGACCGCAATTGCTTACAGTGTCGGTTTGATGATTGTATGGCTATAAACGCCACAGACGACGAAATACGCGATATAGAACAGCAAGCAGAAAAGTGTAGGGCTGGATATGAAAGACGTCTTAAAATGCGCGAGAACGCCCGTAAATGGCGTGAGTCTGAAAGAGGAAAAGCAATTAGGGCGAAATACGAAGCCGAACATAAAGAACAAAAACGAGCATATGACAAAGTATATTATGCTACAGTAAGGAAAAAGCGTAGAGAAAACGAAGCCGCGGAAAAGATACAGGCGGCAAAAGAAAAAAAACGAATATATGACCGAGAACGTTATCAAAGGTTAAAAATGGCCTGTTTACAGTAAGTAAACGGGCTTTATTTATGCTCAAAACGTGCGTTCGCTTGCAAATATACGTTAAAAATGCTATAATATTCTGTAGAGGTGATTGACACGAAAGATTTTAAAAGCGTTGGAAAGACAGTAGGCGGCAACGAGGGCGACAAGTGTAATTATCCGACAAGGCTTGACACTTATGGATGTGGATGTCAGCATGATTGCAGTTATTGCTATGCAAAAAGCCTTTTGGATTTCCGCGGATTGTGGAATCCACAAAATCCGTCCGTAGTAGAATTGAGCGCGTTGTCAAAGGCCGTTAAAAAGCTATCGCGTGATAAGGTTGTAAGATTGGGCGGAATGACGGATTGCTTTCAACCAGCAGAAAAACTATACAGAAATACATATAAGACCATACGCTTATTAAATCAGCGGCGCATTCCGTATCTGATAGTAACAAAATCGGCGTTAATAGCCGAACAGGAATATTTGGACATATTAGACAAGAATTTGGCGCATATACAGATAACAGTAACCAGTACAAGTGATGATATAGCGGCTGGATATGAAAAAGCGTCGCCACCGAGTGAGCGTATAAAGGCGATACAGACATTACAGGCGTTAGGTTATGACGTACAGCTCCGTTTAAGCCCATTTATTCCGCAGTATATTGATTTTGGCATATTGAACGGGTTGGGAATAGATAAAATCTGTATTGAGTTTTTGCGGGTTAATGCGTGGATTAAGAAATGGTTTGACATTGATTATAGCGAATACACTGTAAAACAGGGCGGCTATAATCATTTGCCATTAAAGAAAAAACTGGAATATATCGGCAAAATAACGGGATTTAAGGAAATGACAGTGTGCGAGGACGAAACACAAGCGTATAATTACTGGAAATATCATTTTAATGCAAATCCCGATGATTGCTGTAATTTAAGGAGGAACAATGCTACAAATTGAGTATGTCAGCAAGGCAGATTTAAAGCCGTATGTAAACAATGCGAAGATACACGATGAAAAGCAAATTGAACAGATAAAAAAGAGTATAAGAGATTTTGGCTTTAATGACCCGATAGCGGTATGGAAAGACAATGAGATTATAGAAGGACATGGGCGTTTATTGGCAGTAATGGAAATGAACGACATACAGAAAGTTCCTATTATTAGATTAGACAGGCTTTCAGACGAGCAGAGAAAGGCGTATACGCTCGTACATAATAAACTCACTATGAATACCGACTTCGATATTGATATGCTGAATTTAGAACTGACTGATATACCGAACTTCGATATGAACTTTTACGGATTTAATATATTCGGTGACGATAGTTTGGAGGATGAATTAGACACAAGCAAATATACAAAAAAGATAAAAGCACCGCATTACGAACCAACGGGAACAATCCCCGATATAAACGATTTATGCGATACTGAAAAAACGGACGCATTGATTGATGAAATAGAAAAGTCGGATTTATCAGAAGAGCAAAAGCAGTTTTTAAGATTGGCGGCATATAGACATAGCGTCTTTAATTATAAAATGGTTGCAGAATACTATGCACATGCGGATGAAAAAATGCAACGTTTAATGGAAAAGTCAGCACTGGTTATTATTGATATAAACAATGCCGTCGAGGACGGATACGTTGTATTAGAGCAAAAAATCCTCGATATGATAGATGAAGATTAAGGGGCGGACAAGATGATAGGTGCATTAATATTAAGTCACGGGAGACCCGATAACGTAAAAACAATACAGGCGTTAAAAAAGGCTGGATATACTGGCGAGATAAAGATAGTATGTGATGATTTAGACAAAACGCTGGATAAATACAAAGAGAATTTCGGAAAAGACGTTATTGTATTCGACAAAATGAAAAAGCTGGAAGAATGCGATACAATGGATAACTTCGGAAAAACAAACATTGTATTGCCAGCAAGGAATGAATGCAATAATATAAGCAAGCGGCTTGGATGGGATTACTTTTTCGAGTTGGACGATGACTATAGCGAGTTTAATATACGTTATCCAAAAGACGGGAAATTAAAATCCTATAAAATTAAGGATATGGACGGGGTATTAAATGCCCTTATAGAATTTTTAGAGGCAAGCAACGCAACAACAGTATGCTTTTCACAGGCTGGGGATTATATCGGCGGAGCAGAGGGCGGATATATTTATAAGGGCTTAGCACGAAAGGCCATGAACTGTTATGTATGCAAAACAGACAGACCATTGCAGTTTATTGGTTCAATAAACGAAGATGTAAACATGTACGTCACAAAGAACATGAGGGGCGAAAGAGTGTTTTCAATCTCAATGTTATCGGTGAATCAAGGAATAACACAAAGCAACGAAGGAGGGCTGACAGATTTCTATTTAGAGAACGGAACATATATAAAGAGTTTTTATAGTGTGATTGCAGAACCTTCATGTGTAAAGGTTGGAACAATGGGAAACAACGACAGGAGGTTACATCACAGAGTAAGCTGGGGCAATTGTGCTCCAATGATATTAAGCGAAAGCCTAAAGAAAGGGGCGAGGAGCGATGGCGACTAAGAACAAAGGGGGCAGACCGCGTAAGGAATTGAAAAAAGAAATTTTCGAGAAATTATGCGAAATGCTATGTACGCAAGAAGAAATGTGCGGCTTCTTTGGAATCGACCATAAGACATTAGACTCATGGTGCAAGAGGGAATACGGCGAAGGTTTTTCCCACACATATAAAAAGTTTTCACAGGACGGGAAAATATCTTTGCGTAGAACACAGTTTAGAATGGCGGAGAAAAGCCCAGCAATGGCAATATGGCTAGGCAAACAGTATTTAGGGCAGACTGATAAAGTGGAAGCACAGATAAAGCCTATAAGCGACGAAACGAGGGCGAGCGTTAATGAACTTATTAACAAGTTACAACCTAACGAGGGAACAGGCCTTACAGATTTTGACGCAGATACCGAGTAATTTCGGGAACGAAATCGGCTTTGATAAGCTGGGGGCGTTGCATAACATGTGGATTAAAGACATGGTAGACGGAACGGGTGACCGAACACTACAGGCACACAGAAACAGTTATAAAACCACATGTGTTTCCGTGGCGCTGGCTGACATTATGATTAAATATCCAAATGACAAGACGTTGTTTATGCGAAAAACCGATACCGACGTTAAAGAGGTTATAAAGCAGACAACCAAAATATTACAGCATGAACTGACACAGGAACTATCCCGCGCAATATGGGGTGTTCCTGTCGTTTTAATCACGCAGAGCGCAACGGAAATAACAACAAACCTTGCTGATGACATAAGAGGAACGGCGCAATTAACTGGCATGGGTACACACAGTTCATTAACAGGTAAACACTTCGAGCGCATATTTACCGATGATATAGTAAACATTGACGACAGAACCAGCAAGGCGGAGCGTGAGCGTACAAAGCTGATATATCAAGAGTTGAACAACCTTATAAACGAGGGCGGGCGGATATATAACACAGGTACGCCGTGGCATAAGGATGATTGTTTTTCTATAATGCCAAAGGCGTACAGATATGACGTTTACCATACGGGCATAATGGACGATGAACGTATACTTGAAAAGAAATCCGCTATGTTGCCGTCATTGTTTGCGGCAAATTATGAACTGCGACATATCGCGGCAGAAGATGTTATATTTACCAATCCGAAAACAGGGGCAGACCCAGCACTCATTGAACAAGCAAAATATTGTCATGTGGACGCGGCATACGGCGGAGAGGATTATACAGCGTTTACTATTGCCAAAAAGATAGACGGGACGTATTATGTTCTTGGGAAGATGTGGCACAAGCACGTTGATTATTGTGAGGACGAAATCATAGCTTTACGCAAAAAATTTAATGCTGGCAAAATACGTTGTGAGGATAACGGCGATAAAGGTTATCTTGCAAAGGATTTAAGGCGTAAAGGCGAGCGCACGATGGAATATCACGAAGATATGAACAAATTCCTAAAGATAACAACGTATTTAAAGGGCGAATGGAACAACGTTGTATTCGTGAACGGCACAGACCCCGAATATATAGAGCAGATATGCGATTATAACGAAGACGCGGAACATGACGACGCTCCCGACAGTTTAGCAAGTACAATCCGTGCTATGTGGGGAAAGTCGGATAAAGAATATCAATCAATGCTTTACGGGTAAAGGAAAACATATCATATTGATTTGATTAAAGTATATGATTCTACATGCCCGCAAAAAGGCTATAATCATACTAAGGGTGGCGATGTTGGCGGAATGCTTAATTGTAAGCAATCAATAGAAGCTCGTAAAAAAATAAGCGAATACCAAAAAAACAAAATTTTTACAGAAGAACATAAAAGGCGCATTAGCGAAGCGAAGAGCGGTGTTAATCATCATTTTGCAAAAAAAGTATATCAATATACAAAAGACGGAATGTTTATAAAAGAATGGGATTATATGACACAAGCGTCGCAAGAATTAAAAATAAACAAAGGAAACATCGGCGAAGTATGTAACGGCAAGCGAAAATCCGCTGGTGGTTATATATGGCGCTACGAAAGGAGTGATTGTTATTAAGACCTATCAAGACCTTTTAGCAAATGAAGACAACAAGATGGCGTTTGTATTACAAGCCATAAACGAACATAAATCAAGTGATTTATACAAAACGGCTGTAATAGCAGACGCATATTTCCGCAAGCAGAACACTACTATTAAGCAGTATGAAAAGATGATAACCACAATCAAAGGCCAACAGGTGATTGATAAGTATTCTCCAAATCACAAAGTAGCAAGCGGCTTTTTCAAGAAGTTTGTAACACAACAGGTATCATTCTTGCTGGGTAATGGCGTTACATGGGAAAAGGACGAAAGCAACAAGGGATTTGACGATAACTTTGATAGTGCGTTAAAAAAGGCGGCAAAACAATCGTTAATCGGTGCTGTATCGTTTGGCTTTTGGAACTTGGATAAGTTGGACGTATTTAAGATTACGGAATTTGTGCCGCTGTTTGACGAAAACACAGGGGCGTTAAGGGCTGGAATCCGCTGGTGGCAGATTGATACAAACAAACCATTACGCGCGACCTTGTATGAGGAAGACGGATATACTGAGTACGCATGGAACAGAAAAGAAAACGGGCAGAAACTGGAAGGCGAAATACTCAAAGAAAAGCAGTCATATATAGTAAACGTATCCGTGAGCGAGGTTGACGGGATTGAAATACGCGACGGCGAAAACTACCCGTCATTTCCTATTGTGCCGTTATGGGGAAACGAGGAACACGAAAGCGAGATTTTAGGCATTCGCGAGGGCATAGACGAGTACGACCTTATCAAGAACGGATATGCTAATGACCTTGACAGCGCGCAAGTATATTGGCTTATAAAAGGTGCTGGCGGAATGGATGACGAGGACTTGGTTAAATTCCTTGACCGCTTGAAGCTAACACACGCCGCCGCTCCAATGGATGGACAGGACGTAGAAGCGAAGACAGTAGAAATACCATCAACGGCACGCGACACGCTGTTAGACAGGATTGAAAAAGACCTTTACCGCGATTATATGGCGCTTAATACCGAGGATTTATCAAGCCATAATGCAACAGCAACAGAAATCAAGGCGGCGTATGCTCCAATGGATGAAAAAGCAGACGATTTCGAATATCAGATTTTGGACTTCCTTAAAAACATAATGGCGGTTGCTGGCGTTGAAAACACAGCCAGCTTTACACGTTCATATGTGGTAAATGTACAGGAAGAAGTCGGAACAGTATTACAGGCGGCAACACATTTAACCGATGAATATGTAACAACAAAGGTTTTAACCCTGTTAGGCGATGGCGACAAAGCAGAGCAGATGATTGAAGACAAAGAAGCGGAAAGCATAGCGCGTTTTAACGAACCGACAGAGGAAGAAACCGAGGAAACCGAGGAAGGCGAACAGCCAGCGGAGGAATAAAGCATGTTAAATGACGCGGGCTATAATGAAACCGAAAAGGAATTAAAACGCCTTGAACGTGAATTGCGCAAGGAATATCAAAAAGCCGCTAACGAGGTACAGGGCAAATTAAACGATTACATGAACAAATTCGTAAAGGAAGATAAACTGATGTATGCCAAAGTACAAAGCGGGGCGATAACCGAGCGCGAGTATAAACAATGGCGCGTCAGACATATAGCAATCGGTGAGCGCTGGGACAATCTACGGGTGGAATTGGCAAACGATATGACAAACGCGGATAAAATCGCGCGTAATATCGTAAACGGATATATGCCCGAAATATATGCAGTAAATTTCAATTATGCTACATTTCAGATGGAACAAGCCGCGGCGATTAACACTAATTTTGTCATGTATAACCGAAATAGCGTTAACAGGCTGATAAAGAAAAACCCCGATTTGTTGCCAAAGCCCAGTGAAAAGCTATTAGCAAGGATAAGGCGCGGCGAAGTGCAAAGGTATAATCAGCAATCGCTTCAATCGGCGTTAATACAAGGGCTTTTACAAGGCGAAAGCATTGATAAACTTGCTAAACGTGTAGCGGTTGACGTAGGCGAAAAGAATTATAACAGCGCAGTACGAAACGCGCGGACAATGGTTACAGGGGCGCAGAATGGTGGGCGGTTGGACGCATTTAAACGCGGTGAAGAAATGGGAATCGAGCAAGAGAAGATGTGGCTTGCAACACACGACAGCAGAACGCGTGATACACACAGGGAACTTGATTACCAGCAGATACCGATTGACGAAGCCTTTGCAAACGGCTTAATGTATCCAGCAGACCCCGACGGAGAACCAGCCGAAGTGTATAACTGCCGTTGTAGTATGCGAACAGTGATAAAAAACGTTTCGAGAAACGCATATAAACATCACGATAGCACTATAGAGGGCATGACATACGACGAGTGGAAAAGGGGGCACAAATGAAGGTTGAAGTCACCGACAACACAGCAAAAGTTAAAGAAGAACTTAATAATAAGATAGCACTTGCGCTTGAAGAAGCTGGATTGCATGTTGAAGGCGAAGCGATGGAAGAACTAAACAACGACCCGCGCCGAATAGACACAGGCAATTTGCGTAACAGCATAACGCACATTGTAGCGCCCGAAGAAGACAGTGTATATATTGGAACTAACGTAGAATATGGCGTCTATGTGCATGAGGGCACGGGTATATATGCGGCAAGTGGTAACGGCAGACAGACGCCGTGGGTTTATCAAGACAACAAGGGTAATTGGCATGTCACAAGGGGCATGAAACCGAACCGATTCTTGAAAAACGCCGTTGAGCGAAACACAAAGGAAATCGCCGAAATCATAAACAGCGTACTACAAAGTTAAGCGTAGATTTAACTATTGCAAAATTTATAAAATTGTGTATACTAAAAGGTGGGGAAACCTATTTGCACGGCGCAAGGAAACGCGCACAAGGAAAGGAGCAAATATGCTTACAAGGAAATTTTTAGCTTCTAAAGGAATTGAAGCAGACGTAATTGACGAGATTATCGCGGCACATACTGACACAGTAAATGGGCTGAAAGATAAAATGGACGATTACGAAAAGTATAAAAAAGACTCCGAAGCACTTGCGAAAGTACGCAAGGAATTGGAGGACTTAAAAGCGGAAGTCGCAAAGAACAGCGACAAGGACTACGACAAACTCAAAGCCGAATTTGACGCGTATAAGACCGAAGTTGAAAACAAGGCAGTACGCGACGCAAAAGAAATGGCGTTCAAGGAAATCCTAAAAGACGCGGGCGTACCCGAAAGGCACTTTGCTAAAATCATCAAATACAGCGATATTGACGCGCTGGAACTTGACGAAAAGGGCAAGATAACCACAGCAAAGGATGTTCTTAAATCAATCAAGGAAGAATGGGGCGACCATATCCCTACAGACGGCAAAAAGGGTGCAGACGTAGAAAAGCCGCCAAAGAATGACGGGGGCAAATCCCTAACAAAAGAGGAAATAATGAAAATAACAGATACAGCCGAGCGACAGGCCGCTTGGAAAAAGTATCTGACAGAAGGAGGTACTGAATAATGTCACTTACAAAAGTAGAAAACATTGACGTAACAGTGCGCGAACAGGACTTTGTATCACGTTTTGCAAAGAACTGGGACGCTCTTAGAGCGATTTTAGGTATTTCAAGACCTATCAGAAAAACACTTGGAACAAAGCTGGTGGCTTATAACGCTACATGTTCACTTGAAAGTGGAAGCGTTGGCGAGGGACAGCAGATTCCATATAGCACAACAAACGTTGAGGAAGTAGCATTTGAGGACGTAACAATTGAAAAGTACGCAAAGGCTGTTTCAATTGAAGCTGTTAATAAGTACGGCGCACAGGTTGCCGTTGAAAAGACAGACGACGCATTCCTTAATGAACTCCAGCTTGGCGTTCTTACAAGATTTTACACATTCCTTAAGACTGGTACAACAACCAGCGCAGAAGCAAGCTGGCAGATGGCACTTGCTATGGCAAAGGCAAACGTTATTGACGAGTTCAATAAAATGCGTAGAACAGTAACCGACATCGTTGGTTTTGTAAATGTTCTTGATGTTTACAAGTATATCGGAGCGGCAAATATCACAGTACAGACCGCTTTCGGTCTTCAGTACGTTAAGGACTTCATGGGTTACAGCACACTGTTCCTTCTTAGTGAGCCCGATATTCCACAGGGTAAGGTTATCGCAACACCTGTTGAGAACATCGACCTGTATTACATTGACCCAGCAGACAGCGATTTCGCAAAGTTAGGTCTTCAGTATACAGTAGATGGTGAGACAAACCTTATCGGCTTCCATGCAAACGGAAACTATGGAACAGCAGTAGGCGAGAGCTTCGCAATCATGGGAATGACTCTTTGGGCTGAATATCTTAATGGTATTGCTGTCGTATCGGTAGACGATAATTTTTAGCTGACCTCACTCTTGGCGCGGAGAGTGGGGGAACAACCATCTTTGGCGCGTCTGTAGCAGACTTACAGACTGATGTAACCATAAAGGACGGCAAAGTTACAGGTACATTAAAGTATTTTGACGAAGCTGGCGAAATTGTTGATTACTGGGGCGCTGGTAATTTCCTTGCATTCAAGGTTAGCAATATTGACGCAAAGGCTACTTCCGTTCTCGTTGGACTTGAGCCATCAGAGGGAACAGGTCTTGTTGAAATCATCAATGACCCTGATAAGAATGGAATCGCAAAGATTACCAATAAGGACGTTCAGAAGTTCAAAGTTGTACAGAGCGACAATGCTGGACACAAGAACATCCAGTATTATGACCTTAGCGGCTTGACAGTAGAAAGCGAGGCATAATATGAGCGTAGTTGTTGCAAAGCCAGTAAACAAGCCGAAAAAGGGCGGCAAAAAGGAGAAGTAATATGTTGACTGAGATTTGCGGGTATTTGAGAAACTGGTTTGAACGTGAGAAATACATCGGCTTCTTTGCAATAGAGGACGGCAAGCTCACGGGAAACAAGGACTTCAACGACAAATTGCTTGAAGGCCAGTATATCCGTATAATTGGCTCAATATTAAACGATGGTGTTTACCAGTATAGCAAGGACGGAATAGAGGGCTTAAAAGATGAATTTTTTAGCGGCGCTGTTTGGAGTCTTGCTATACCGAAAGAGATAGTTACCCTTTCCAATGACATACAGATATGGAGCGACAAGAACGGCGGCGCGGATAGCGTCGCCATGTCGCCATATCAAAGCGAATCATTTGGTGGTTATAGTTACAGCAAAGGCGCAAGTGCAAGCGGAAATTACGCGGCTGGCGATTGGAAAAGCGTATTTGCGAGCCGTTTAGACCAGTGGAGGAAGATATGAGTTTATTAGACGACGCTATGGAAACATGCGTATATATAAACAAAACAAAGGAAGCTGACGGATACGGCGGCTTTATAGACCATTATACATTAGGCGCGGAGTTTAATGCGGCAATAGTGTATAATTCCTCACTTGAAGCACGCGTTGCAGAAAAGCAAGGCGTTACAGGGCTGTATACGATAACCACAAAGAAGGCAACAATCCTTGAATATCACGACATATTCCAGCGTGTACGCGACGGAAAGATATTTAGGGTTACATCGGACGGCGACGACAATTTAACGCCAGCATCCGCGGCTTTAAACATGCGGCAGAGCACGGCGGAAGAATTTGTCTTGGGGGTGGCTATTGATGGATAACTGGCAAGGACAAGATTATTTATGGAACTCGTTTGGGATAAAGGCATATGACGAAAACACTGTAGATGATAAAGCCGAAATGCCGTATATTACATATGAAGCTGTCGATGGCAGTTTGGGCGGTTCAATGCTTGTGTCGGCTTCCTTATGGTATAAGGGCGGGTCATGGGCTGAGATAAGCAAAAAAGCCAATCAGATGAAAATTGGTTTAAATCGACAGGTAAAGATAGACGGCGGGTATATCAAAGTCAGAACGCCATTTGCCAATTATGCCACACGCATGAACGACCCAAACGATAAAGATATACGGCGCATACGAATAGCCGTAGAAATGGAATTTTTGACAAATTAAAAAGGGAGGTGTAAAGCATGGGAAAGTTCACTAAAATTCCCGAGAATACATTTGACGCGTTACAGCTTGACGCTGGTATTCTTTTGAATTTCTTTGACCCCGAAAATCCCGACGTACAGGATGAGGATATAATCACAGCCACAACAGGCGGAATCAATCCAACATGTGTTCCAACATATAGCGATTTTGGCGAGGACGTTGATAACGTACCAAACAACATGATGGAGTTTAAACATCTTGATGGTTGGGACTGTAAAATTGCAACAACAGGCCTTGGAACATCGGTTGAACTTATTCATATGGCGCTTGGTGCGGCTGACATTGTGGGAAACAAGGTTGTGCCACGTCGTGATATAAAGATGACTGATTTTGCTGATTTGTGGTGGGTTGGTGATAAAGCGAATGGCGGCTTTGTTGCTATCAGACTTATGAACGCGCTTTCAACAGGCGGATTTAGCTTACAGACCACAAAGAACGGCAAAGGACAGGTTGCTATTGAGATTACAGGCCATGTATCAATCAATGCACAGGACGTAATCCCAATGGAGTTTTACAGTTATGACGGCGAAGCGCTTAATAGAGTTACAGTAAGACCCGAAGCACAAGACGTTGAAATGTTTGGAACACTGGTTGCAGAGATACAGGGCGACGATGTAAAGGTAAAGGGCGGAACTATCACAGGTACACTTAATTATCTTGATAGCGGCGCGATTGCCGACCACTGGGGCGCTGGAAACTTCCTTGCACTGAAGTTTAGCGACCTTGACGCAAGCGCAACATCAGTTCTTGTAGGACTTGACCCGTCAGAGGGAAGCGGTCTTGTAGAAATCATAGACGACCCCGATAAGAACGGCGTATTTAAGATTACCAATAAGAACGCGCAGAAGTTCAAAGTTGTTTCAACCGATGGAACTAATACTGTGACGCAGACTTACGACCTGTCGGGTTTAATCTGTTTGGAGGAATAAAAAATGAAAACACTGGCGTCATGCAAGCCGAGCGAATTTTTAGTACAGACCAATAAAATCCGTAAATCAGTTGAACGCTGGTTAAAGGACACAAAAATTCTTGATATACGCAAGAACATTCCAAAGCCAACAAAAGTCACTGATGATATGTCGGAAGAGGAAAAGGAAAAAATAATCAAAAAGAACAGGGAAGCGCGAAACAAGGCCGCGCGGGAAAATCTTTCAAAGATACTCGACGCGATTTTGGAAAAATATCCCGAAGAAACGCTCGAAGTGCTGGCGCTGGTTTGTTTTATCGAGCCAAAAGACGCGGACAATTACAAAGTCACGGATTATCTGAGGGCGATAGCCGAGATATTAAACGATAAGGACGTAATAGATTTTTTTGGCTCATTGATACAATGGGGGCAGAGCGATATTTTAAATTAAGTGAAACTATTCGCCTTGACCTTTTAGAACTTTATGGAAGCGGATATGTGATTGACCATTGCATATCCGCTTTTTCTGAAGAGGAAGAAAAGAAATCCTATTGTATCTATGTAACGGACGCACTACGGGCATACATAAACGCCAGCGGGCGCGTAACACTCAATTCTCGGTGGATTGACTTAATCAAGCCACAAAAGCCAATAGAGGACATTGAGGAAGAAGCGGCTGGCATAAAGAATAGAATCATAAACGGATTAAAAAAGGGGGTGAATGAATGAACGTACTAGATTTATTCGCGAAATTAACCCTTGATAAAAGCGAATACGACGAGGGGCTTGACGAATCATCGGAAAAGGCGTCAAGTTTTGCGTCAAAGATAGGCGCTGGTTTAAAGACAGCGGGAAAGGTTGGAGCGGTTGCAATCGGGGCAATAGGCACGGCGGCAACGGCTGTAACCACAAGCATGATTAAAGGTGCTGGCGAGGTTGCTTCATATGGCGATAACATTGATAAAATGTCGCAGAAAATGGGTTTAACCGCCGAAGCATATCAAGAATGGGACGCGGTTTTACAGCATAGCGGAACAAGTATTGAAAGTATGCAAGCCAGCATGAAAACCCTTGCAAACGCCGTTGAAACAGGCAACGAAGCATTTGAAAAGCTGGGATTGTCACAAGAACAGCTTGCGGAAATGTCACAGCAAGATATATTCGAAGCGACCATAGCGGCATTACAGGAAGTTGAAGACGATACCGAGCGAACATATTTGGCTGGTAAACTGTTAGGGCGTGGCGCGACGGAATTAGGCGCTTTGCTTAATACCAGTGCTGAAGACACAGAAAAAATGCGCCAGCGTGTGCATGAACTGGGCGGCGTAATGAGTGACGAAGCTGTTAAGGCGTCAGCACAGTTTCAAGACAACATGCAAGATTTACAGACGGCATTTGGTGGCATAAAGAACAAAATAATGTCCGATATGTTACCATCGCTCAATAACCTTACGGAAGGCTTTACAAAACTGTTAGCGGGCGAAGAAGGCGCAGACGAGCAGATAGGCGAGGGCATTGATTTACTTGTTACCAACATAACAGAAGGCTTTGGGCGTGTAGTTGAGGTTGGCAGTACAATACTTCCATCCATCGTGGAATCAATCATAAACAATCTTCCACAGCTGTTTACAGTTGGTGAGGAATTATTAAGTACGATTGTAGACGCCGTGACAACATACGCGCCTAGCCTGTTAAGTGCTGGTTTGGAAATCATTCAGACCTTGATTACAGGAATAACTGAAAGTCTCCCCGATTTAGTAAACAGCGCGGTAGATATTATAAAATCGCTGGCGGATTTCTTGGTTGAGAACGTTGACACGTTGACTACAGCGGCGATTGATTTAGTCTTTGCCATTGTAGACGCGCTGACAGACCCCGACACACTTGTAACCTTGATAGAGGCGGCAGTTGAGATAATCATAGCGTTAGCGGAGGGACTTGTAAACGCAGTTCCAAAGCTGATAGAAAAAGCGCCAGTTATCGTTGGAAATCTTGTTACAGCCATTATAAAAGCCGCGCCACGTTTGGCAAGTGCGGCGCTTGAACTTATTGGAACGCTGGTTCGTGGCATTGTTGAGGGCTTTGCAAAGATATTTGAAGTAGGCGGAAAGGTTATATCAAAGTTCGGCGAAGGCGTTACAAAGAAATTCAACGATTTGCGGAACTGGGGACGCGATATAATCGAACAGGTAAAAGCGGGATTGACAAAGAAACTCGAAGACGCAAAGAACTGGGGCAAGGATTTAATCACTAACTTTACCGACGGAATCAAGGCAAAGTGGGATAGTCTTAAATCAACGCTTTCCGAAACAGGCGACAAAATCAAGAGTTTTCTTGGCTTTTCAGAACCCGAACAAGGCCCTTTGTCAGATTTCCATACTTACGCGCCCGATATGATGGATTTATTCATCAAGGGCATAAAAGACAACGAAGCTATGTTACAGCGTGCCGTTGCGGACGCGTTTGATTTTGAAAATTTGATTGAAGCGCCAACCGCTAATTTACAGGTTGCGGGCGCTGGTGGTGGCACAGTAAATATCAATATGAACATTTACGGCGCTGAAGGACAGGATGTAAACGAACTAGCCGAATTGGTTAGTCAGAAACTCGGTGCAGAGGTTAAAAGGAGGACTTCATCATGGTAGAAAATCAATTTGTATATAACGAGCGGTCTTCCCTTGACTTTCATATTTATTGTAGCGGTTATGGCTCATATAGAACCCCGTCGCGTGATGTAACAATGTTATCCGTGGCGGGGCGTGATGGCGATTTAACGCTGGATAACGGGCGTTTTTCAAACGTCGATATAGTTTATAAAGCGCTCATATACAAGGATTTGGCTGTAAACTATAAAGATTTTGTATCATTTATGAAATCCCAGCGCGGATATAAAAGGCTGGAAGATACATTTCATCCAGCAGAATTTAGGATTGCCGTATTCAAAGACGCCATTGAACCAAACTTACACGGGTATGACGCGGCGGGGTTTGAGGTTACGTTTAACTGCAAGCCACAGCGATATTTAAAGAGTGGCGAAGAAGTGATAGAGGTTGAAACAAGCGGAACGATATTTAACCCGACATCATTTGACGCAAAGCCGCTTATAAGGGCATATGGCAACGGAACACTCACAGTCGGCGACCAAATATTAGTTATAAGTAATATTTCGGACTATGTTGATATTGATTGCGAGATGTTAAACGCTTACAAAGGTTCGTCAAATTTAAACAGTAAAATCGCGGGAACATTTCCAGTTTTAAAAGCTGGCGAGAACGAGATATCATTTACAGGTACAAAACTTGAAATAGAACCGAGGTGGTTTATCTTATGATTCCAGTATTATTTGATAAGGCGGCAACGGATTTTAGTTCGTATGGATTGGGTGCATTGACCGACGCGATTTCGTGCGTGGTGACCGAGGAACGCAACGGCAGTTTTGAACTTGTTATGGAATATCCCATGACGGGAATACACTATACCGAGATTATGCAAAGCAACATAATCTTGGCAAAGCCCAGCGACAATCAAAATCCACAGGCGTTTAGAATTTACAGGATTGAACAGCCCATAAATGGCATTGTAACAGTACGGGCGGAACATATAAGTTATATGCTTAGATTTATCCCCGTTGAGCCGTTTACAGCACAGAATGTATCGGGCGCGATTGCTGGGGTAAAGAGCCATTCTATGACTACAAATCCGTTTACATTTAGCACTGATAAAACAAACGCGGCTGTGTTTACTTTGGGAACGCCAAAGAGTGCAAAGACAGTTTTAGGTGGAGATAGTAAAAGCATTTTGGAGTTATACGGCGGCGAGTTTAAATGGGATAACTTTAACGTGTATTTGCTTAATGCAAGGGGCGTCGATAATGACGTTACTATCCGATATGGCAAGAACATAACCGATTTTGAACAGGAAAAAGACCTGTCCGACACTATAACAGGTGTATTGCCGTATTGGAAAAATCAGACCGATTTAATCATTGGCGATATAACCAAAGTAACATCGGATTTGGCGTATGACGCCATAGAAACAATTGACGTAAGTTCCGATTTTGACGCAAGCACAACGCCGACAAAGGCGGAAGTAACAGCGGCGGGCGCAACGGCATTAAGCAATCATTCGTATGTTAATATTCCAAACATAAACTTTAAAATATCCTTTGTGGATTTGGCGCAGACCGAAGAATACAATGACATAGCGCCGTTGGAACATGTTAACTTGTGCGATACAGTAACAATAATCTTTGAACAGCTTGGAGTCAGCACTAAAGCGAAGGTTATAAAAACAGTTTACGATTGTTTGCTTGAGCGCTATAATGAGATTGAAGTAGGCGACAAGGCGTATAGTTTGACAACGCAAGTCGCACAGCAGACGGAAGCAACAAAAGACGCCGTGGCAAGGATTGATGTACTGGACGACCAAATAGTGCTGAAAGTAAGTAAAGGCACAGTAAGTTCCGAAATCAGTTTGGAAAGCGGACAAGTTACTATAAGTGGAAATAGGCTTGTAGTAAACAGCACAAACTTTCAGCTTGACGCAAGTGGTAATGTAACACTTAAAGGTTCGCTGACATCGGGTAGCACTATAACAGGTGCAAGTATAAGCGGTGGAACAATATTTGGCGTTCAAATAACTGGTAGCACATTGATACAAACGGGTCAATATGGAACAGTTGAAATTAGCGGTGGAGCAGTAAACGCGGGGCAGTTCATTTCATCATCCGACGCTGGTACTGTTAGTATATCCAGTACATATATTAACGTGTCTTCGAGTAGTTCCACAGTAACATTTGGAGGGTCATTAAGTGTTAGCGGAAACAGTGTATTTTTAGGCGAACTATGGGCCTTGGGAAATATTAAAGTTGGAGCCACTACACTAACCCTTAAATCTCAATCTGTTATGATTGGCGAAAGTTCGTACACTACTATACATTATCTTGGTTATTAAGGAGCAAACATGGACGAATTAAAAAACGCGCTTATAAATGTATTAAATCAATCATTATTGCCGTTAGATTGTAAAGTGTACGTCATTCGAGATTTACATCACGATTTGGAAACACTTTACGCGCAAAAGCTAAAGGAGGTGACAAACGTTGATAACGCAGAAATTGAAGGTCAATCTGATACCGAGCGGGGTAATGCCGAGGCTTAATGTCAGTCAGTACGATTTTGGTTCGCGTAAACTGGAAATCAGCCTGTATGATGGTTCAACGCCTTTCAATGTTCCCGAAGGTGCAAACGTAGTCATACAGGGTACAAAAAAAGACAATACGGGCTTCCAGTATGAGCATTTGAGTTTCAGCGACAATGTTGTTTATGCCGATTTAACCCAGCAGATGACAGTATTTGAAGGCGAAACAGTAACGGAACTGGTTATAATCGTATTAAACGAGGAAGACCCCGACAAGAACGAACAGCTTGCTACGGCAAACTTTGTGTTAGTAGTTGAGCCAGCGGCGCTGAAAGATGATATTATCGTTTCAGAAACCGATATTCCCGAAATACAGACCTTGCCCGAAGCTATGGCAGAGGTTAGGCGTGCGGTTTTAAGTACAGCGGCAGACGCTATAAAGACAGGCAAAGACGCAGACGACGCAGAAGCGTGGGCAGTAGGTGAGATTGACGGCGAACCCGTTCCACAGGACGACCCGCGATATAATAACAATGCTAAAACATATGCGTTAGAGTCCGAAGCGTCAGCGGCTTCAATCCGTGGTTCAGTAAATGATTCCGAAGCATGGGCAGTTGGTACAAAAGGCGGCGTGCCAGTAACACAGGACGACCCGCAGTATAATAACTACGCGAAATTGTACGCTGAAAACGCTGGAACAAGCGAAACAAACGCGGCGGCAAGCGAGGTAAATGCTGGATTAAGTGAAACAAACGCAAAGAACAGTGAAGAACAAGCCGAAGCGTGGGCGGTTGGCAAAATCAATGGAACGCCAGTTGATAGTTCAGCAGAACAGCACAACAATAACTCGGAATATTGGGCGAGATATGCCGAACAGGTGGCAAATATCCACATTCCGCAGTTTTATATTGACCTTGCTACAGGTGAGCTTATGAGCGACACAGCGGCACAGGGTATAAGATTTTTCATAGACCGAACAACGGGCGAATTTTGCTCGGAAATTGCCGTATAAAGGAGGGATAAAGAATGGCTGTATCATACGGAATTATTTTGATAACGCTAAAAGGTACATATGACGCGACAGTACAGTATGACACTTTAAACGTTGTCGAACTTGACGGAAGTAGCTATATTTGTAAGTTAAAACCGCCGACAGTAGGTGTAGCGCCAACAAATACAACCTATTGGCAGTTGCTTACAAGGGGCGTTGACAGTTCCTTTAGCATTGATGACTTGGCAGACGTAGATATTGACTTTACAACCATACAGGATAAACAGGCGATAGTATGGGACGCCGTTAATAGTTGCTTTGTGGCTGGTAATGTTGCTGACGCGTCTGTAATAGCATTTCCCGATGTATCGCCAGCGGAAAGCGCACATGCTACAGGAACATATCTGTACTATAACGACACAACATACGAGGTTATCGACGATATATCAATTGGCGATACGCTGACAATCGGAACAAACATTGCTGTTCCAACACTTGACGAAGGAACAGTAATATACATTCCCGAAACAGCGGGCGGCGGAAGTGGAACAGCGGCTGGCACAAGCTACGATAATACATCAAGTGGACTTTCGGCAACAAACGTACAGGACGCAATCGACGAAGTAGTAGCTGGAATGGGCGCACAAACAAGTAATAGAAACTTGCTTGACAATCCATGGTTTACTGTTAATCAGAGAGGTGTAACAAGTGGAAGTGACTTCTTAGTACATTACACTCTTGACCGTTGGAAAACAGCATATGAACATGATACCAGTGGTTCATGGTCGCTTGTTGATGGTGTTCTTACATTAACCGCGCCGACAAGTGATGGCGTATTTTGGTTGCAGAATATAGAAAATGTAGCAGACCTTGATGGCTGTGTTCTTACAGCTTCAATGATGTTTTCAGATGGAACTATCGTGAGTGGTACGATTACAAGGACTAATGGAACTAAACAGATATTTGTGACCTCTGACGATTACGACGTTTACTTTAACGCATTAGATACTTTCAACATCAAAATTAAAGCAAATAAGAGTATTGCAATCCGTGCGGTAAAACTGGAAGTGGGAACGGCGTCAACACTTGCGCTTGATGTTGCTCCGAATTACACTGACGAGCTGTTAAGGTGTCAGAGGTACTTTAAAGTAATTGATTTTGCATCGCAGTATGCTTTTTATGGATTTGCTATTGTGGAATCATCAACAGAAGCATGGGTAAATATAATTCCTCCAGTACAAATGAGAATAACCCCAACGATGACTACGACAGGTGCTTTTAGACTTTATATTTCAAGCACAAGTAAAGTTGTAACGCTATCATTGGCTGGGGCTTCGTCAAAAGATTCTTTAATTATTAAGTGTACAGGAACGTCGCTTACAGTTGGTGCTGTTAGCTGGTTATATGCAAGCGGCGGAGCGGCTCAGATAGCGTTTGACGCAGAAATCTATTAAGGAGGTGAGCGCATGATTAAGAAAATAATAAACGGCACAGAACAGAACGTCAGCGGTGGCGGAGGCGGAGCAAGTGAATTTTCCCAGCTTACAGACGTAAACTTTAGCAGTTTACAGGATGGCGATATACCGCAGTATAACGATACTACGGATGAATGGGAAAACGTACAGCCGAGGAAGTATAGCAACAGAAACTATTTCTTAAATCCATTCTTTACAGTAAATCAAAGGGCTATTTCTTCGTATTCCGTTGGCAACAGCATTACAAATCTTTGTGATATGTGGCAAGCAAGCAGAGCGGAAGGTGTCGTAAGTGACGGACAGATAACTTTTGCGTGGGATGGAAGTCATGGTACAAGCGGAGTTATCTGTCAAAAGATAGAAGATTGTACTGAATTGATAGGCAAGGAAGTTACTGTAAGTGCAATTGTAAATGGAAATATCGTTGCATACTCATTTACGCTTCAAGCAAACGCTTCGGAAGATGTAGGAGATAATAATGAATTTCATTATAATACCACCAGCGCTCCTTTGCTCATTATTAACTACTATAATTATTCTCAGACAAGCGTTACCATAACAGGCATGAAGCTTGAACTTGGCTCATTATCAACACTTGCATATGACACGGCGCCAAACTATACAGAAGAACTGTTAAAGTGTCAGAAGTATTTAAAAGTATTTAGTGCAGGCACAAATAATACACCATTTGGACTTGCTCAAGCAAAGGGAACTACAGAAGCACGAATGGTTTATATTTCTGAGATTCCAATGAGAATAACGCCAACCCTTTCAACATCAGGAACATTTTTTATTGTTAAGGCAGATGGTTCTGAACCAACAGTTACAAATGTAGCGTATACGGGTACAGAGCAAATCATGAGTTTTACATTTACCACAACGGGGCTAACGTCGGGTGAGTGTGTAAGAGTTGCTATGCAAACGGGTGCTATAATAATATTATCGGCAGAACTTTAATTAAGGAGGTACAAAAATCATGGAAGAGCTTACAATCTTTAAAGTATTTGCTTTAATCGACGACAATAATAATATTACCGACATTACAGGCGGCATACTTACAGACACAGCGCCTACAGGCTATATACAGATAGACGAGGGAAACGGCGATAAGTACGCACATTGTCAAGGAAATTACTTTGACGGCGCGTATAAAGAAGATTATCTCGACGGCGTTGTTTACCTGTATAAGTACGAGGGCGAAGTTGTTGAAAAGACAGCGGATGAAATCGAAGCCGACAAGGAAATCATCGAAGCAAACTATAACCCAGCTCCAACAACCGACGAGCGTTTAACCACACTGGAAGAAACACAGGAAGAACAGGACGAGGTTATAGCAGAAATATTAACAATGGTATAAAGGAGGTAGCGCCATGAGTACAGCAGTTTATAATCTTTACAAGCGACTTATTTTAAACTACAAAAACGACTATACCGAGGAAATGTTCGTCGAAATGATAGACGAACAGCACGAAAAGGGCAGACTGACCGACGGCGAATATAATTCGCTGGTTGCCATGATTGACACAAGATTTAGCGAATAGTAGGGTATAACCCGACGGGAGGTTATATGCAGACAATTCAATACATAGCAATGATATTCAGCCTTTTTATCTCGTTTGGAACGCTCTGTACTATGCTTTATGGCATTGTAAAGTTCATAAACAAACCGCGTGACACAATGGAAAAGCGTGTAACAGTTTTGGAAGCATGGCGTGGCGAAGTTGACATTTCCTTAAAAAAGGGAAATGATAATTTCCGCGAACAAGATATAGCAAACGAGATAGTGTTAAAATCCGTGCTTGCTTTGATAGAATTTGAAATACAGTATTGTTTAACCGAGGGAAAACCCATAAGCAAAGACTTGGAAAAAGTCAAAGACGAATTACACGGATTTTTAGCAAAAAGATAACAGTTGCAATTATACGCAAGGTGTGTTATAATTTCGGTAGGAAGATAAGCGGTGATAGACAACGTGCTTGAACACAGGCGCAAGGGGTGACGTCACTTGTTGCAAAAGCCACGGAGATTAACGTGTGTTCATCTGTGGGGTTCGAATCCTCACCTTCCTATTGAGTAAATCTTATGTTTTTCATAGATACTCCTTATCATGGGCGGGGATAACCATGTAAAAAACCCCTATTTTTTAAACTAGGAGGCGATAATATGGACTATGGTAAATGGTTTAAAGCGGCTGGCATAAGGGCGTTAAAGACAGTAGCAGAAACAGCGGCTGGCATGTTAACGACAGCGGTTTTAATCAGCGAAGTTAATTGGGTACATGTAGCGAGTGCTTCAGTATTGGCTGGTATATTATCGCTGTTATGGAGCATTAAGGGGCTTCCCGAGGTAGACGACAATGAGTAGGGATATTAACCAGCTTCATCCGTTGGAAAAAATGCTGGGTGAAGCATATGTAGTTAAGTGCAAAGCGGCTGGCTTAAACGTAAAAATAACGGATTGTATGCGCACAAAGGAAGAGCAGAACGCGTGCTTTAAGAATGGAACTACAAGCGTTATATTCCCATATTCACATCATAATTGGGGACTTGCGTTTGACATATGCCAAAATGTAAAGGATAATCCATATCCCGACCCAGCAACATTCGATGGGAAAGCATTTTGGGATAAAGCGATAAGCATAGGCCGTAACATGGGAATGACATGTGGTGGCGATTGGATAAGCCCCGATAGACCTCATTTTCAGCTTGACGCATATGGAAGCGCGGTAGAATTGATAAACAAATATACATTACCGCAGTATTTTTATCAAAGTAACGATTTCAAGATTGTAACGCCGACAAAACCTATAACCCCGTTATCAGTAAAAAAGAAAATCCTTTGGTTACAGGTTAAATTGGTTATAAACGACTGTCCAGCAAAGTTAACAGGTAAATGGGATGATGATACAAAGCGGGCGTTGCGTATCTTTTGGCGTACAAAGACAGGAAAAAACTGTACAGGCAATTACTGTTCAGTTAAATGTATAAAACTGTTAGGTTAAAAGGAGGTATTTCGATGGAGAATGATTCCTTTAATCGCCTTTTACTCGACATAAATAAATCGCAAGCCGAGATTATAAAGCATTTGCGAAATATGGTAATAATCATATGCGTATGCTTTACAGTTATCTTTTCAGTGTTCATTTGTGGGTTCTTTTGGTACGAAGCGCAGTTTGACAAGACGACAACGACAATAACGCAAGAAGCGGAAGTTGACGAAGGCGACGCATTGTTAAACAATAGCGGGGTGATTAACTATGGCAACGAAAATAAGACAAACAGTAACGACTAAGAAAAAGACACGGCGAACTGGTGGAAATAGTGGTTATCGTAAATGTAATATGTGTCATGGAACAGGGCGGATTAAAGTTAAATCGTGATTGAATACACGAACAGCCAAATGATAGCACTGATTGACGAAACAATCCACAGTGAAAGAGATAGAGCGATACTGAAAAGGCGGTTAATAGATGGTATTAAGTATGAACAGATAGCGGAGGAATTTGATTTATCCGTAAGGCACGTTAAAACGATAATATACAAAGGCGAAAAAGAACTAATTTCGTTTCTGTAGTCTCCTTTTAAGATACACGAAAAAAGCACTTTCAATTCATTTTGATGGTGCTTTTTTTGTTGTATATTGGGTTTAAGGGTGATGTGTATATGTGGATTAAATACAATCCGTCGCCAAAAGGCGCTCGAGTTGGTGATTGCGCTATAAGGGCGGTTAGTAAAGCATTAGATATAAGCTGGGAACAGGCATATGCGCGTATAGTAGCGAAAGGCTTTGATATGTGCGATATGCCGTCATCAAATGCTGTTTGGGGGGCTGTGTTGCACGATAACGGCTTTGTACGGGAAACAATACCAAATACATGCCCCGATTGTTATTCTTTAATAGATTTCTGTAGGGATAATCCGCGCGGCCTGTTTGTTGTAGGCATGAGCGGGCACGTCGTGACAGTAGTAAACGGCGATTATTATGATTCATGGGATAGCGGTCACGAAATCCCGATATATTATTGGAGGCGTTAAAACATGGCATATCCAAATCAATTTTACTTTCCACAAGGTTATCAGCAAAATTTTCAAGGTTATCCACAAAATTATCAACAGACACAACAGCCAATACAACAGCCAGCGCAACAGCAAATGCAGATACAGAACGGCGGCTTTGTATGTATAAGGGGCGAACAGGAAGCGCGGGAATATCCGATAGCGGCTGGAACGAGCATTACATTTAAGGATGAAACAGCGCCGTACATATACACAAAGACAATGGGCTTTAGCCAGCTTGACCTTCCGCAGTTTGAGAAATACAGGCTTGTAAAAGAAGATAGCACTGCAACGCAAGGAAACGCCCATACAGGCGATGAAGCAAACAAGGCTATAGATTTATCATGTTATGTTAAACAAGACGAATTTGAAGCGATTACGGCACAAATCGAGGGGCTTAAAAAAGAAATAGAGGAATTAAAAGCCAAAAAGGTTAAAAAGGAGGTCGTAAAAGATGATTGATATTAGACAGGCCATGACCTTGTATAGCAAATTACGTTCAAACCCAGCGGAAATACTGGCAGATTTGGGTGTACCAAAGGACATAATGAATAACCCGCAAAAGATTATACAGAACTTATTAAATCAAGGTAAAATATCTCAATCGCAGATAAACGAAGCTATGAAAATGCGAGATAATCCAGTGTTTAAGCAGTTTTATAAAAATTAAATTGTAAATTAACAAATGAATTATATTAAATCAGCGCGCAGATTTTTAATATAATGCTGGCTATTAAAGTAATAGTCACTAACCTTAAAAAGTTAAAGGAGGATTTAACAATGGCATTAACAGATGAAGGCAATAACATGATTATGCCAGTTGCTCCGCTAAACAATGGTGGCGGATTTGGTGGATTTGGCGGCGATAATGGATGGTGGATTATACTGCTCATTCTTTTGTTTGCTGGCGGATTTAACAATGGTGGTTATGGAAACGGGGCAAACGGCGGTGTGCTTTATCCGTGGATGAATCAGTCACAGATTACCAGTGAGGGATTTCAGAATCAGATGTTAAATGACAATATAACATCTATCCGTGATGGAGTACAGGGTATTTCAACACAGCTTTGTAGCGGTTTTGGTGGTGTAAACGCGGCTATAAGCGGCGCACAGAACGCCATTTCGACTCAGTTATATGGAAATCAGCTTGCAGACCTTGAGCGCAGTTTTGCGGCGCAGACAGCAAGTACACAGGGTATGAACGCAATACAGACACAGCTTGCTCAGTGTTGCTGTGAAAATAGGGCGGCGACAGCAGACCTTAAATACACAGTAGCAACAGAAAATTGTGCTGACAGAGCGGCATTAAGTGACGGCGTGCGTGACATTATCGCGGCGCAGACAGCAAGTACACAGCGTATTCTTGACCAGCTTTGCGCTGATAAGATTGACGCTAAGAATGATACTATCAATCAGCTTAGACAGGAACTCCTTTATGCACGCGGACAGGCTTCACAGGACGTACAGACATCACTCATACAGGCGGGACAGAGGGCGCTTGCAAATGAGGTTGAACAGTATGTGCTTCCGACTCCACGCCCAGCCTACGTTGTAGCAAATCCAAATTGTTGCACAAATCCATGTGGAACTAATTGTGGTTGCGGAATGTAAGGCGGTGATACTATGGCAGAGTATGTATACAATCCAATACAGGAAGTACAGCCAAATCAGAATGTATTATTGAACGCGTCTATTCCGTGTACAAAAGGTTATGTTTATCATCGGGAAGGCTCGGGCATTCTTACTCTCCGAGGTATCGTAAATAATCCATGCGGTTGTTTTGCACGTTATCAAGTGACATTCAACGGCAATATCGCAGTTCCTACAGATGGAACAGTGGGTGCTATCGCTATTGCATTGAGTATAGGCGGCGAACCTATACAGACAAGCAAGGCCATAGTAACGCCCGCCGCTGTAGACGAATATTTCAATGTAACCAGCACGGCAATAATCACAGTTCCGAAAGGTTGTTGCTTCACTGTGTCGGTTGAAAACGTCAGTGAGGGAGCGACAGCGGCAGATACGCCAACAGCGATAAACGTACAGAATGCAAACCTTGTAGTAACAAGAATCGCATAGAAGGAGGGTAATACATGCACAAGTTAATAGATTATGTGTGCGAACAGTTGGAAGAACTGGAGCGCAAAGCAGATAAAGATGGTAAACTGTCAATGAGTGAAATGCAGTATGCTGACACGCTGGCACATTTAAAGAAAAATTTACTAACATCGGACGCCATGATGGGCGAAGAATACAGTAACGCGTCATATGAGCGCGACGGATACGGCGGATATGTAATGGCAAGGGATAGAAACAGGCCAAGAACACGCGACGGGCGTTATCGTTCATATCGTAACGACGGATATTCACGCGGCGACGATTTAGTGGAAGAACTAAAGGAACTCATGGACAAAGCGCCAAATGAACAGACACGCAAGGAAATTGAACGCCTTGTAAACAAAATGGAAATGATGTAGCTAGGGGGTGCGCCCTTTGATTACGGAACACGATTTACAAGAAGCGATTGCGGAGTGTCAAGGGGTTAAAAACCCTACAATGAACACTTGTATTAAGCTGGCGGCGCTGTATACGATAAGAAATGAACTATACGGAAATCCCGATAAGTTCATTGAACAAAGTTATTCATATAGCAACGGGAACAAGTATGAAAGCGATTCCGAGTTTTGGCGCAAGGCGAAAAATATGCCTGTAGACGATTTAGCGCCCATTTTAGACGATTTGATGGACGCATTGAGTATAACTAACCCTCGGCTATATGACGCGTTTATACGGCGTTTAAAAGCGTAAAAAGGGGAAGTCCTTAATTGGGCTTCCCTTTTTAGTGTTCAATGGGTTTTGTAGAGATGGGGGTATTTATAACTATCGTATGAGGAAAACTTAATGGCTTGCGTCGTATTCGGACGCTTCGTTGGACTCCAGCAACGCGCCCACTGAACAATTCAAAGCGTTGCATAACTTTAGTATAACGCTAACCTTAATATTCGACAAGTCCGCGTTTGGTGTAATCTCATATTTCTGTAGTGAGCGGTAGTTAATGCCCGATAGCTTAGAAAACTGGGATTGCGAAAGTCCTTTTTGTTTGCGTAGTGCCTGTATGTTATTCATTGTTTAATCACCTCTAAACGTAGTATACCACATAGCGCGTATATAGTCAATAACAAATACTACATATAGTGTATAGAAACAAAAAGCAAAAAAAGCAAATGGTTTTTTTGAAAACCAAATGGTTTTTCGAAAAAGCAAACGAAAGCAAACGAAAGCAAACGAAAGCAAAAAAACCCTGATAATGATAATGATAATGATAATGATAATGATAATGATATAAATATATATAATGTCGGGTTTGCCCCCGACGCTTCATAAAAAAAATAAAAAAAGTTATAAAAAACTATTGCAATTATACGTTACATATG